CTTGGCCCAGTTGACCTTTCTGGTACAACTGTTGCTACTGGCGCAAGCATTGTTGTAGCTTAATTCGTCGTTTACAATTAATTTTGTAAAACAGGAAAAGCAACTTCGGTTGCTTTTTTTGTGGCCGCAAGATAAGGATAAGTAATTGTATGACTGACCCACGTATGCATTACTTTGCCGGATATACACTTGTAGATATTACTTCTACAGGAGTTGTTCGCGACCGCGGAGCAGATGAACTTAAACGCAATCAACAGCGCAACTGGGAAACTGTGTTGCAATGTATTAGTCTAAGAACTCAGCCTATGCAGATGGTTCAACAGATCGATAATCTCAATCTTGAAGACATGGAGTTCGGAGAGATGTACACAGGCATACAGCGTGTGTGGAGTTTTGCATTTGTTGTAGAACACAATGACATATTCCGTAAAGGCAATGATCCGGTGGGTCTATTAGATGACAGTTTTGATACAGTTCCAGTGATAACTGGACTAGAAGAAACAGCACGTTTCATGTTGCCAATCTTCTATACCAATGGTGCGATTAAAAATATATACTTTAAGATCCTACCTTTTGACTTAAATAAAGCATAAGAGATGCGTAAGGCAACAACCAGCATTTATTATGGCTCATATTAAGGCTCATCAAAAACGTCATCGCTACCCAATACAGGAGCGACCATTGTGTCCACGAATATAGAAAAGCAGAGCCTTGAAGCCCACGTTGAACTGTGTGCAGAAAGGTACGAGAAATTGGAAAGTAAAATAGACAATGTCGAGAAGAAGGTTGAGAAACTCGAAGAGCACGTTATTGCGATTCGAGAAGCCTTGGCCGGCTCAGGTGACAAACAAAGTAAACAGCTGATTGCCATTGGCACAGCCATAGTGACAGTATTGATTACTGGCATTATAACAATATTGGTAAGCTACATAGCTAGCAAATGAAAATAATCGAACTTATCAATAATATAACAGTCCCAATTACAAATGAAGAGTCAGATGTATTGGGCAAATTCTACGACAAAAAACAAATATTCCGCAAGGATCTCAACGAACGCGAAGTAGCAGTTGCCAATTCATTGGTCAACAAAGATGTGCTAGTTCGTAAGAATCAAGATGGCAAAATCGCATACTCCAAAAAAACGCAACAATAAACTATTAAAACGAGCTAACGATCTTGCTGAGCAAGAAGTAGCCAAGGAACTAGCACTGGCCTATGTGGACTGGTGGGTTACCCAGGAAATCAAGCGTTTAATATCCAGCAATGTTCTAGTTATTTTCCCAGACAGTGAAAATGAAACCTATTACATCTGCAACTACAAGCTCGAAAAAACAGAAAATCACTGGACAGTAACCAGTACTAGAAATAGCAACACCCTACGTTTTAGCCAACAGGCCAGTGCTGTATTCTACTGCTTGTTTGAGCATAAACATTACTTTGTAAAATCAAAGGAAATACAGGTGTACGACAACATGGTACTGAGTTTAGAATCAGACCAGAGATTTTTAAAGCATAAGTACAAGCAGGCCCGAGCTAAACAGGATGGATTTGGAATGGATCTTTGCGATGCTAGACTAAGCAATATCATGCCCAAGCTAGAATACGCTAAAGAACATCTTCAGAAATTACTCAACTCGGCTAAATACATTAAACTTTGGGACACTAACAACCATGAGACTAACAGAAATCGGAAGCAAGGCGACAGCCAAGCGCATTAACAAAATCAACGAAAGCCGCTTTGGCTTTAGCATTGATTACAGCAAACTAACCCTAGACAAGGCTTGCAGTTTAAGCCGTGCTCTAAGCGAAAACCTAAACCAGTTGCGTAAGAGCTATGGCGCTCACACAGCTGAAAAGAATCCTAAGTATATGGAAATGCTTATGGTTCGTGAAGGACTAAATCGTTGGGTGGACGAACATCGCGCACTTACAGAAAGTGAGATGGGCAAGTCAGAAGCTATCTTGGCCGCTAAGGACATGGTAGACTCTATTCAGGACATGATTGAAGATGTTAGCAAGATGCAGAACGAACAGATGCCTGCTCTTATTGACACTATCCGTGATCAGATTGGTAGCGAGCAAGCTGACCAATTTAAATCACAGGTTGGTAGTGTGCTAGGCAACATCCTACAACAACTAACAGGCGCACGTGAACAAGCAGACAATGCCGCACGTGGTCTAGCAGGTGAAGGCTCACAAGACATGAGCATGGGCGGAATGGGAGGCCTAGGTGGTGCTCCGATGCCTGGTGCGGCAGGTGGCATGGGTGAACCAAGCGATCTAGACATGGACGACACTGATGGCTTCAGCGCAACAGATGCGGCCGCAGGTGGTGACGAAGACCTAGGAAGAGAAGTACGCTAATGCGAATTAGAGAAATAGCAGAAGACGGTGAAACAGATAACACTGATACAAACACCGCAGATGCTGATCTTATAACAACATTAGAATTCCTACGCAACAGAGCACATAACAAAAAACTCACTCCCGTCATCAGCACCCAAAGTCTGATCAACATGGTTAAAAACATTGGCGGTAATGAGTTTTTCAATTATGAAAATCTGCTATCAGCGCAGGAACAAAATCCAGCGGTTGGCGAAATAGTTAAAAACATTGACCAAGACAAGGTCACACTAAACGGCTTTGGTGATGAAACAGACGCAGATGCTGTTGATCAACAAGAAGCCGACAAAGAACACACAGGTCCTACCCCTGATCCTCAAAAGGTAGTAGGGTCAATGGCCAAGAAAGCGTTAAGCAAACGTTCGTAGTAGAAGGAGCTCAAACATGGCATTAATCGACACAGTTATTAATCTAGTAACAAAAACCCCAAAAGACCCAGACGCACCAAAGCCACCAGCTGGTAGCCGCAGTGAACGTGAGGCACGTATCAAAGACAAAGCAGGTATGGTTATCAACGTATTTGCTCTGCTACTGGCATTAAACGCCTGGTACGGTGGTAAACTATCCAGCACAGTATTAAACAATACCATTGCGGCAAATGACACCTATGCATTCTATCAGGCCAAGAGTCTGAAGCAGGCATTGTCTGAACAGAATCTTTATGAAGCACAGCACAACGGTGACAAGCCACGTGTTGAAGAAATGAAGAAAAAGATCGAAGACTATGAAAATGGTCCAGAAGGTAAGAAAGTATTACTGGCCAAGGCCAAGAAACTTGAAACTGATCGCGATGAAGCCAAGAAGTCTAGTCCATGGATTGGTTATGCAAGCACAGCATATCAATTGAGCATTGTTATTTTATCAGCAAGTATTCTTGCAGTTAGCATGCCCTTGTTCTGGAGCAGTTTCCTAGTAGCCGGACTTGGCCTATTCCTAAGTCTTAACGGACTGTTTCTCTGGTTCTAAATCGTTGACTTGGTAGGGCCAAGAATGTTATTATGTAACATATATTTGAGGCCTTACATTGATAGTTAACCGATACGAATACAAACCCATCTCACGCACAACCATTGAAGGCAAACGACACTACAGTTTGCCCAATGGTGTTGCCGTTCCGAGCGTTACCACAATCCTAGATCGAACCAAACCAGCCGAAGCTCGCGAAGCATTGGCCAATTGGAAAAAGGCAGTGGGCGAACAACGTGCTCAACAGATCACAACAGAAGCCGCCAATCGCGGCACTCGCATGCATGCCTATCTGGAAACATATATTCAGATGGATGAAATGAAACCACTGCCTACAAATCCTTTTGCACATCCGTCTTGGTTCATGGCGGCCGAGATCATTCTCAAAGGCCTGCCTAATGTAGACGAGTTCTGGGGGTCAGAAGTTCCTGTTTATTATAGCGGGTTATATGCTGGCACCACAGACTGTGTGGGTGTATGGAAAGGCAAGCCTGCTATCATGGATTTCAAACAGAGCAACAAGGTTAAAAAGCGCGAATACATCAGCGACTATTTTATTCAATTGGCGGCCTATGCCGCGGCACATAATGATACTCACGGTACTGAAATTAATACAGGGGTAATTTTGATGGCCGTACAGCCTAAATTACTAGAAGATCAGACCTATTCTACACCAGAATACCTGGAATTTGTCATCGAAGGTGACGAGTTTGCCTACTGGACAGATGAGTGGATGAAGCGTGTGGAGCTCTATTATCTCATCAGCTAAATACTGAATCATATTCAGGATTAACAGCAATGGCTATTGTTCAAATTTCGCAGATACAAATTCGCAGAGGGCTTCAGCAAGATTTGCCAGCTTTAGCTTCGGCCGAAATGGGTTGGAGTCTAGATACTCAACAGCTCTATATTGGTAACGGTACAATTTCAGAAGGTGCACCAGCAGAAGGTGTAACCGAGATTCTAACACAGTACAGTGACCTATTAAACATTTCTAACGCATATATTTTTAAAGGCGCACAGTCAGGATATACTTCACAGACTGGTGTTTATTCTACAACTCCAACAACCAGAACACTACAGCAAAAACTAGACGATGTTATTAACGTAGCAGACTTTGGTGCAAAAGGTGATGGCTCTACAGACGACACGGCGGCCATTCAACGTGCCATTGACCAGGTGCTGTTTGGTGGCTTTGCGCTAACACTTACAAAACTGCGCCGCGAGATTCATTTCCCAGCTGGATTGTTCATTATCTCTAGTCCATTGAACCTGCCTAGTTATGTTACCCTAACTGGTGCTGGCCAACAGCGTACCATTATTCAACAGAACTCCAGTGGTGTTGTTATGCGTTTCAAAGACGGATCAGGTCAGTCTGGTTCAAACTATGGACTGAGTGGAGCCAGTGTTGCACAGTATGTTGCTGTTCGTGACATGACCTTGACCAGCCTAGGCACACAGAATATTGTTAACCTTGACAGCGGTAGCAACATTGATTTTACCAGAGTCAATTTTGTTGGCTCTCAATCAAACTCTACCAGTTCAAGCATTACAGGACAAAACGCAGTCTACGCAGTACCAAGCAACTATACCGTTGGTTATATTAACCAGGTGCAGTTTATCGACTGCATCTTTACACAATGCACACAGGGCATGATTCTAAATGCCAACGATGTCAAGATCATTGGCTGTTATTTTTATAACCTAGGTTGTGGTATCACAGTGGACACTACCGTTAGTGGGTCACTAACACAGAACATAAAAATTTCCACCAGCACATTTGACAAGATTGCCAATCAGGCATTGTATGTGAGTTCAATCAATCCTACCGCTCCGATGTATGTAAACAGTATTGGTAACTACTACGGCGAAGTTGGAACTTCATACGCAGGTGTAGGCTTCCCTTCCACCAACGTGATCCTGTTTAATGCCAGCGACTGCTACAGTATCAGTGATGCATTTGCAAGACCAGATGCAGACAGTGGTGTATTCAAACGTGTACGAAATCAGGTTGGTACATTAAATCATAGTATCAATGCCAACAGTGGTATACAAAGTGGTATGGTACGCACAGGTGCAGGCAAGGTAATAACATTAACCGCCGGTCAAACAAATGCAAACACAGGCATCGTACTAGACTCGGTTACATACAATTCTTTTAACATGCACTATCTACTGCAAAGACCGGGTGTGCCTGCCTGGCGCAACGGCGTACTAACAGTTATCACTGATACTGCAACCAATGTGGAATACATTGACGAGTACGCAGAATATCCTAATCAATCAACCGCAAGCTATTTTACCTATCCGGGAACAACTGGTATCACTTTCACTGTGGTAAACATTTCGGCAGGGAAATATGCAATTAATTATACCAGTGACGGCAACGGCAACGGTACATTAACCTATAACATCAACGACGTTCAGTACAACTAACAATGTGGAAACTTCAACCAGGTGATCGATTAGATCACTGGAAGCGTTTTAGACAACGCCTCAACTCTCTTCCTCTCGAGGAAGCACTAGTAGACTGCGCCGGCTTCTGGCAGGACGCACCCTTTACTCCATTCTATCTCGATTATCTAAATACCGAGTTATGGCCAGATCCATGGGAATTGATCTACGAAAACTACTACTGTGATCTTGCAATAGCACTGGGCATCGTGTATACTTTGCACTTGTGCGAACATTCATCAGCACTAGATCTGGGTATTCGAGTGTATCAGGACCCAGAAACCAAATACCAGTATAATTTAGCTTGGATCAATCAGGGGAAATATGTTCTTAATTTCATTTCGAGAGAGGTTGTAAATAGAACACAAGTACCGGATAAGCTAAAACTTTTGGCTGAGTTTACCAGCCAGGATTTAAAGTTAGATAATTATTAATTTAAGAGACGAGAAGATCAATGACAAGTATACAAGTAACAAAGCGCAATGGAAACAAAGAAGAACTAGATCTCGAGAAGTTACACAAAGTAGTTTTTTGGGCCACAGAAGGAATCACAGGAGTTAGTGCTAGCGAAGTCGAAATAAAGAGTCACATTCAATTCTATAACGGAATTAAAACAGCAGATATTCAAGAAACTCTAATCAAGAGTGCGGCTGATCTAATCAGCGAAGAAACCCCAAATTACCAAAACGTTGCAGGCAGGCTGATATGCTACCACTTGCGTAAACAAGTCTATGGAGACTATGAACCGTGGCCCCTGTTGCAGTTAGTTAAGCGTAATGTGGATAGTGGATTCTATGATGTGGATCTGTTGAACGCATATTCAGAAGACGAGTGGAACCAGATGAACAACTGGTTGGATCATTCACGTGATGAAAACTTTACCTATGCGGCCATGGAACAATGGCGCGGCAAGTATCTGGTCCAGAATCGCGTGACCAAGGAAATCTTTGAAACACCACAAATAGCCTATATGCTGATTGCGGCCACCTTGTTCAAAACTTATCCTGCTACATCTCGTTTGAAGTGGGTTAAAGAATACTATGATGCGATTAGTCATCATGACATTTCTTTGCCTACACCTATCATGGCAGGACTACGCACACCACAGAAACAGTTTAGTTCATGTGTGTTGATTGAAACAGATGACAGCCTAGACAGCATCAATGCTACCACCAGTGCTGTGGTAAAATATGTAAGTCAGAAAGCTGGCATTGGCATTGGAGCAGGACGTATTCGTGCGCTGGGTTCTCCCATTCGCTCAGGAGATGCATACCATACAGGAGTAGTCCCATTCTTTAAACTATTCCAGGCCGCTACTCGTAGCTGTTCACAAGGTGGGGTTCGTAACGGAGCCGCCACCTTATATTATCCAATCTGGCATTTAGAAATCGAAGACATGCTGGTATTGAAAAACAACAAAGGCACAGAAGACAATCGTGTGCGTCACATGGACTATGGTGTGCAATTCAACCGTGTGATGTATGAGCGACTGCTAACAGGAGGGGATATTACCCTTTTCTCGCCTAAAGACGTACCAGAAATGTATGATGCATTCTTTACAGATGCAGACCGCTTTAAAGAGTTGTACGAAACAGCAGAACGCAATACCAAACTACGTAAGAAGAAGATTAAGGCGGCTGACCTGTTCAGTCGCTTTATGCAGGAACGCAAGGATACAGGTCGAATCTATCTACAGAACGTGGATCATGCTAACACGCACAGTCCATTCAAAGTAGACAAGGCTCCGATCAAGATGAGTAATCTTTGCTGTGAAATTGATTTGCCAACTGTACCATTGAACGATGTCAATGACGAGGATGGTAGGATCGCCCTGTGTACTTTATCAGCGATCAATTGGGGCAATGTAAAAAGCCCACATGACTTTGAGAGAATGTGTAGACTGGCAGTCAGAGGTTTAGATGCACTATTAACATATCAGCAGTATCCAGTTCGGGCGGCTGAATTAGCAACACGTGAGTTCCGTCCACTAGGAGTTGGTATTATCAACTTCGCCTATTGGTTGGCCAAGAATGACGTTAGTTATTCGGACCCACGTGCCCTGCCCCTGGTTGACGAGTATGCAGAAGCATGGTCATACTACTTGATCAAGGCTTCTGCAGACTTGGCAAAAGAACAAGGTCCATGTGAACGTTGGACAGACTTGAAGTATGCAGATGGTCTGTTGCCAATGGACACACGCAAGAAAGACATTGACGAGCTAGTACCACACGAAGAGCGCATGGAATGGCGTCAGTTACGTGAACAGATTCTATCCACAGGCATTCGCAATGCCACACTAATGGCTCTGATGCCAGCAGAAACCAGTGCGCAGATTTCCAATGCTACAAACGGTATTGAACCTCCTCGTAGTTTTGTAAGTGTTAAACAGAGCAAGGATGGTTCGTTGAAACAGGTGGTGCCAGAGTATCGTCGTCTCAAGAACAAGTATGAACTGTTGTGGAACCAGCGCAGTCCTGAAGGTTACATGAACATCTGTGCTGTACTACAGAAATGGATTGACCAAGGTATCTCTGTAAACACCAGTTACAATCCGCAGTTCTATGATGATGAAAAGATTCCAATGAGTGACATGCTACGTCATGTTGTTCAATTCTACAAGTATGGTGGAAAACAACTCTACTACTTTAACACATTTGACGGTCAAGGTGAAGTTGACATCGACAAACTAAATGCTAAAGAACCAGTCGCACTAGAGCCGATTGATCAAGACGACTGCGAAAGCTGTGTAATTTAATCCAAGGAAAATAATAAATGAGCGTTTTTAATACTAACAAGAAAAATCATATGACCAGTCTGGCGTTCTTGGATACGACAGGCGGTTGTGGAATACAACGTTACGACACACTGAAATATAGACAATTCGACAAACTAACAGACAAACAACTTGGCTTCTTTTGGCGTCCAGAGGAAGTGGATGTACTACGTGATGCTAAAGACTTTAAGGACCTAACACCCAATGAACAACATATCTTTACCAGCAACCTTAAGAGACAAATTTTATTGGACTCCGTACAAGGCCGTTCTCCAAATCTTGCTTTCCTTCCTATTGTATCACTTCCTGAATTGGAAACTTGGATCCAAACTTGGTCCTTTAATGAAACTATTCATTCAAGGAGTTACACTCATATCATTCGGAACGTGTATAGTGATCCTAGCCGGGTATTTGATGAGCTCGTGGAGATCCCAGAAATTCTGGATTGCGCAGTAGACATCAGCAAATACTATGACAGCGTGATTGAAGGTGCCGGATGGTACAACCTATTAGGCTATGGCACTCACCAGGTAAATGGTAAGGAAATCGTAGTAGACAGTTATGAACTTAAGAAAAAATTGTGGTTGGCAATTAATTCTGTCAATGCATTAGAAGGCATAAGATTTTATGTATCCTTTGCCTGCTCCTGGGCGTTTGCTGAACTCAAGAAGATGGAAGGCAATGCCAAGATCATTAAACTGATTGCACGTGACGAAAACCTACACCTGGCCAGTACACAGACTCTTATCAAACTGTTGCCACAGGATGATCCTGATTTTGCACGTATCAAGATTGAAACTCATGATGAATGCGAAGCCATATTCCTAGCGGCCGCACAACAAGAAAAAGCCTGGGCAGAATATTTGTTCAAGGATGGAAGCATGATTGGTCTGAACAAGCAACTGTTGTGGGACTATGTTGACTGGCTTACCTGCAAGCGTATGACCGCTGTGGGACTCAAGTGCGGAATTAAAACAGGCTCTAATCCATTGCCATGGACAGCCAAGTGGATTGCAGGCGGAGAAGTTCAAGTTGCACCACAGGAAACCGAGATAAGTAGTTATGTGATTGGCGGTACTAAACAGGACGTCGATAATAATACTTTCAAGGGATTTAGTTTATAAATGATAACAGTATACAGTAAAAATAATTGCGCATTCTGCACTCAAGCAAAAAATTTATTGAAGTCAAAAGGCATCGAGTACACAGAAGTAAAAATTGATGAAGATGCAGAAGCAAAAGACTTTGTGCTAGCACAAGGTCATCGCACGGTTCCACAGATCTACAAAGATGGTACTCTACTAGTTGAAGGTGGATACCAAGGCCTAGCCAAACAATCAACTGAGTTTTTCGAAACTCTCAAAGGATAATAAATGTTAATTTCAAAAGGTATCGCCGTTGGCGAAGTTGTGACCATCAAAACTACCAGCGGTGAAGAACTGGTGGCAAAACTAGTGGAAGAAAATCCAATGGCTGTTACAGTAAGCAAACCTCTAGTTCTTACTGCGGCACAGAAAGGTATTGCACTGGTACCGTATCTGTTCACAACAGACCCAGATGCAAATATCACAATCAATCGTAGTTCGATCATTGTGTTAGCCGCAACACACAAAGATGCATCTGATACCTACATTCAAAACACCACAGGGATTAAACTAGTATAATGCCAGGAGTAACACGTCAAGGAGTAGACACAGCTGGTGGCGTAGAAGTCGCCGGAAGTCCTGACGTGCTGGTAAATGGCAGTCCGGCTGTTCGGGTAGGAGATGCAGTTGCTGGACACGGACTAATACCACATTTTAGTCCTGTTATGGCGTCTGGCAGTGGATCTGTATTTGTAAATGGTATCCCTGTGTGCCGTGCGGGCGACTCTGCAACCTGTGGACATGTTGCAACCGGCAGTAGTGATGTGATAGCAGGTTAAATGAATGGCATACTCAGCAACACAATTAATTGCCATCAGTGGCATCATACAGAATCGAGGACTTGCAGTATCCAGTGATCTAGTCACGGCTATTACTAACCTACAGTCACCTGCATACCTAACAGGTCAACTGAGACAGTTGGCCATCAATCCTGCAACACCAAGCGCAGTGGTAACAGCCATGAGAACCAGTATCCCTGGACTGAGCCTAACAGCTCCAATTACATTTACAAATCTACCCAACAGTATATCCACTGTTGATGTTACACAGAGTGTGATAAACAGAGCCAATGTATTTTTTAAACAGGGTGTGATTGGATTTCTGAGCATTCTTAACACAGCGTTAAATGCTAGTCAGACTGCTAGAGAAGTGCTAGGATCCTTGTATGTGTATCAGGTAAATGGTTTTGCAGGTGCAACGCCTACCACTACAAGTCACACCGATCTAGTTACCAGCGGAGTTACCAGTAGATTTGGTCCACTTGCAGTCGGGTCTCGCGATTATCTAGAAGCTTCTAGTTTGTATTCAGGCGGCCCAGCCATAACAACAAACCCTGTTGATATACAAAACAGTATCACTGAAGTAGCAAATGCTATCAGCAATCTTGGCACCTTGTACGATTTCCAAAATCTATTGACCTTTGGTACTCCTGCAGGACTATTGATCAATCTAAACAACCAAGGGCTGGTGCCTGCATCGGCTGTGGCACAGTTGGCCGCACAAGGTATAACATTTAACAACATTCAATCTGCAAATACAAATATTCTAGTAGGTGTACTTGAAAACATCACAGGCAATAATCTACAAAAGATTGTTACAGCCACTGGATTAATCTTGCCTGTGTCTGCATCATTGAACAACGCTGGCCAGCTGTTGGATGCAAACTATGTAATGGCAAATACCGCAGTGAATGCAATTCCGGGTGGAACACTGATCAGCCTTGCACAACAATTGATTGGATTAAACTTTAACTACAGCTCAACCAGTCAATTGGTAAAAGCACTAAAGAGTGTACAGGTTCCACAGCTGAATGCTTTACAATTATTAACAGAACCTATTCCTGCCGCTGATATCACTGTGCTTGAAAAATCAGTACCAACTGGCAGTGGCGAATTTGGTTCTGCACTGATTCAAGAAATGATTGGTACTCCCGGCGGATTTGTACACATTGATTCAGCTGATCAAATATTACTAGGAGTTGGCGCAGTATCTAGTCAGTCTGAATTTCTAAACCTAAGCTCAACAGCCACTGCCTTGTTAACTGCAATAAACACCGGCTCAGGCATAGGTGCCGCACAGACTGCATTTTTAAATGCAATAACCACAGTGGCCACAGACTCAAAATATTCTGCTATCATTGCTAATACCAACAGTCGCATTGCTGACATGATAACACAACTAGAACTAGAACTAACCAACTGCACACTAGCCGGACTTGACATTTATGCAACAGTACCTGGCCTAACGAATGCGGCACTTAGTTCAGGTGCATTGCCCAGCATTGGAACAGATCCAAACAAACTTGGAGTGGTTCCTTTCTTGACTTCACTGGTTACCAATGACATCTATGGCGAGGCCTTTGCGGCAGTATTATTACAAGGACAAAACAACAAGGCTCTGAACGCCATTGGAGCAAGTAACACATCAGTACCTGATGTAAATCAAGCGGCTGTTTTATTGGCCGCAACAACCGGGGCGGGACTCACACAGCCTCAACGAGATAATGTAATTGATTATGCTAGAAATCACAGTCTGGACATCAATACTGCTCTTGAGAATGCCGCCCTATTTGGGTATAATAATAATTTCTACATAAGCCAAGGCTATCCGTCTACCACATAAACGGCGTAGATTTCGTAGTTATAACCCAATAAAACCACCAATAACGGCTCATATTATGAGCGTGGGCCGTATTTACGTTGACACAGCCAGACTTATAGTGTATTATAAGTATGATCCTGTGTTCTTAAATATCTAACCATCTAAAACTAAGGAGAAACAATTATGATGACTCTGACCAATAGATTCTGGCAAAATCTTTTTTTAATAGGATTCAAATCCTTGATCGGACTTTTGGCATTTGCGCTCTGTGCGACCATGCTTACAAAAGTGACCATCAGCAAAATGGACCATCTACGTGAATTACAAGCAAAACAAAATGCTGATTTCGTAACCGTGGCCACAAGAGAAAAACAGTTACAATGTTTGGCTCGCAATATCTACTACGAAGCAGGTTATGAAAGCTTCGAAGGCAAAGTAGCAGTAGCACAGGTTACTCTTAACCGTGCGGCATCAGGACAGTTCCCAAGCGACATCTGCGGTGTGGTACAACAAAAGAACCTAGTGGTCGATAAAGTGATTTGTCAATTCTCATGGTACTGCGAAGGCCCTGCAATGTTGAAACCTATCAACCCAATGGCTTTCAATGAAAGCATGGCTGTGGCAAAGAAGGTGCTACTAGAAGGATTTAAACTTGACGGATTACGTGATGCCATGTATTATCACAATGATCAAGTTCATCCTCAATGGGGTAAGCAAAAGATTACTCAAATTGGACATCACATTTTTTACTCATCAAGGAAAATTTAATGAAATTTCAAATCTCATTTGATGCAATTCGATTAGGCATAGTAAAGTTCTTTAGAGATCACTTTGCTCGTGTCAGCGCAGAGACTCTGGGTTGGATGGCTGTGTGCTTTATTCACTTCAGCATTATTCCAACACTCTTGGCCGCTATGAGTGGACTAACAGACAAAATGCCTCCAGTGGACATGGTACTGTTCTGCTGGGCCGCACTGGGGCTACTGTTTATCAAGGCAGTTATGCTCAAGGACAATCTAAACATTTTCACCATAGGAATTGGATTTATCGTACAATGCGTATTGATGGGCCTCATGCTATTCAAATAAATACTTGTAACAAACAGCGGAGGCAGTATGAAAGACCCTCAAGTGGAAGTTGAAAACACAGAAGACGATGACTACCTAGACATTGATGCTTCTGAGGATTATGGATTTGTGTTTACAGCAGATGGAGAACTCAAGCACATGTTTACTCCAGATGCGTTTGAATTGAATCCGCCTCCAATAGTACGAAAGATTTTGAAGCTACTGGGAATCAAGGACCTAAATAGTCTTCCTGGTGGTAACGAAAACGATACACTACACTAAGCCACAAAAAAAGCCCCTTCTGAGGCTTTTTTGTTTTGCGCAATTTACATTGCCATGATACGTGCAATCACTTGATTGGCTTCTTCGCACCCTGATGCTTTAACAGCATGCTCAAGAGTGTTGTCTGCAATCTCTTGCAGACCATCTAAAAAATCACCAATCTGGTCCTTGTTGAGTTTAATACGCATAACCCGAACTTCGCCAGGGTTATTCAGTGCGTCTTCAAGCATGCGTTTCAAGTCTTCAGGGTTCATAACCACTCCTAGTTGTTGAGTTTTAATTATAGCTAAAACGGGCAGTTTGGTCAACCGTTAATCTGCATGGCTTAAATACAACATTAACGAGAAATCCAATGACTTTTAACGCAAATGCCTATCCTAATCAAGGCGGTATAATCATAAACCAATTGCTGGGTGTAACAGCCAATATTGATTCTACGTCTACCACCACAGGTGCTGTGCAGGTGTTCGGCGGTATTGGAGTAACCGGCAACGTCACAGCAGGTAATGTGTATACAGGCAACATAGTAGCACAGTCATTTTCTTCTGTGGGTTCTGGTAACCTGCAGATTTCAGGTAGTGCAAACATTGGCGGAAATCTATTTGTGGCCAATGTGTATTCAGGTGCTATTACCAGTTCTGGTAACGTTAATGCAGGCACTCAATACTTCTTTGGCAATGGCTTTTATCTAAGCGGAGTTCTTACCAGTTACACCAGTTACACTGATCCTAACGTGATCTTGTTATTGTCTGGAAACACCATTACCAGCAATATTAGAACACAAGGCAACCTGTCGGTTACAGGCAATATCACAGCAAACAACTTTGCAGGTAACGGATTTTATCTAACCGGAGTGGTCACCAACAGCTATGCCAATACCAATGTGGCATCCTATCTATCGGCCAATCTTATAACCAGCAATATTACAACACAGAGCAATGTTATTGTTACAGGCAATATAACTTCTGCAAACGTGATCCTGGTTGCAAACCTATTCAGTGGAAATGTATCTACTGGTAACATAACTTCTACTGGTAACATAACCACTGGTGGAAATTTAATCACTGTTGCCAATGTATTTTCTGGCAACGTATCTACTGGAAATATAACTGCTACCAGTAATATTACCACTAGAGGTAATTTAATCACTTCAGCAAATCTGTTTAGTGGAAACGTATCTACCGGCAACGTGACCTCCACAGGTAACATAACCACTGTTGGTAATCTGGTTTCTGCTAACGTATACACCGGTAACGTGACTGCTACCGCCAACATCACAACCAGTGGTAATCTATTGGTATCTGCTAATGCAGTGGTTTCAAAATATTTTGTAAGCGGATCATTCAACAGATCTGTTAGCACAGTAAACAACGTTAACGGTACACTTTCAATGGATTGTAGTTTGTACAGTACCTGGGTACTATCAACCACGGCCGCCACCACGCTAAGTCCGACCAATGTACCTGCTGGGGTAGAATACGAAATGCACGTATACATAACCTATGCAGGTGGTACTGTAACTGTGTGGCCAACCGGAACTGTCTGGCCTGCAGGTGTAGCACCAACCATGACAGCAACCTCGGGTAAAGTGGATATCATAAGTCTGGTAACGGTAAACGGCGGAACCACCTGGTACGGCATGATTATTTCTCAGAATAATTAACATGCATCAACACGCACCGAACATACTAGTATCCTTGGTTGGATTAGGATCCAGCAACGGATCATTATCATCAGTCACAGTTTACACTACTGTGGGTGTTCTTGCTGGGCAAAGTGTATTTGTAGCAGTTACCACTTGTTCAACTGCTGGCACGGCCTTTAGTGTGAGTGTGCCCGGGTATGCTTCTGCTAGTCCTTACTATATTGTAAGCCCCACAGGTGGCGGTGTACAACAACAGGGCTTTTGGATTCCACTGGCCTCAGGATTAGCCGCAGGATCAGCTATAACAGTTACAGGCACTTTTACCACCAATACCACCACAGCGGTGTTTAAAGTGGTTGGCGCTGGGGCAATTCAAAACTTTCTTTCAACTGTTTTTACAGTCACCAGTGGAGGTCGAAACACCATTGCACTGAGTGAAACAAATCAAAGTCCAGCGTCTCGAATATCATTGAGTACTAATCGAACAGGAAATAGACATAGCCAAGCCACCCTTTGGGTCGCTCTTATTAATGTAACAAATGCCAGTGCGTCAAGTGTGGGCACAGGTGAAACCATTCTAGTTAACAGTACAGACCCTATATTTCAAAACAGCACAGTTGCATGGTGGACGCCATTTCCTGCGTATCAAAGCGGATCAACAGAATCAACTACAGCAACATTCAATGCTAGCGGAAACGCAGTAATAGTAGGAATTAGATTTATACCCTGGTAAAGAATAACATGGATAGATATTGTATTTTCAATAACGCACTTCCGGATGAGTTGTGCAACCTGGCACTAGCCGAACTAGATAAGAAACAACTTGAATCAGCCAGTGTCGGCATCGAAGATCCTGTACTGGATACACAGGCCAGGATGTCAGACGTGGCCTGGACCATGGATGGACACTGGCTAGAAGGCATACTGTTTCATTCTGCCTTACGTGCTAACAAATTGTCGGGATGGAAATTTGTCATGCTGGATGCACAACCAGGCAATGTACAGCTAACAAGATATCCAACTGGTGGATACTATGACTGGCACGAGGACTGGAGTCCTTTTATTGATGAACCTAGAATAAGAAAAATCAGTGTAACTGCTCTACTCAATGATGATTTCACTGGTGGAGAGTTTGAGTTTTACCTAGATGGAAAAGAACATGCAGTTAAATTAAAACGTGGCGATGTGCTGGTGTTTCCATCATTTGTGCAACACAGAGTTGCACCAGTAAAAACAGGCACAAGAAATTCCGCAGTTGCCTGGATCACAGCAAAGAGAACCTTATGAACTGGAAACGTGATGCCTACGTGGTCGTTAAGAATGCCATACCAAGAGAACTACGTGAAAGTTTTGCACGTGAATATCGTAAACTACGAGACCGAGATCTAGCAGTGGACAGTGAAGAAGAACGTGTTAAGAATCGTTATGCTCGTGGTGATAATCAAAGTCCACAGTCTTTTTCCATGTATGGATTTTCACATGCAGAAAACCTATTGGAAACACTCAGACCAATGATTGAAAAGAAAACTGGACTAACAGTACTTCCAACCTATAGTTATACACGCATATATTATACAGATGCTCAATTAGAACCACATCGTGATCGTGCGGCCTGTGAAATCTCACTAACCTGCTGTATTGATCGTGACAGCACAGACTGGCCCATTTGCCTGGAAAATCGCCGTGGGGAAACAGTTGAAGTTGTACAAGAACCTGGTGATATTGTGATATATTCTGGTTGTGAACTACTACACTGGCGTGATCCCTATACAGGACTAGAACAGATGCAGACCTTTTTACACTATGTAAACGCAAATGGGCCTAATGCAGACTGGAAATATGACAGACGTTCTGCACTAAACACACCTCCACTGTTTTAACACAAGTGCTAAATACAACATTAGATAGGATTATACCATGAGAGCCAGCGAAATATTACGTGGTTTAGCAGACATAGTTGCTAAAGCAGAAACAGAAGGATCAGCAGAAGCCAGCCCAAATCAAGCGG